CAGACTTTTCTGGAAGAGCTATTAATCTTAGTAAGATGTTTGGCTTAGAAGATAAAGACTGTATGGTATATCCCGGTGAGTTAGTAACAATATTTGGACCTACGGGTGCAAACAAGACTACATTAGCTCAAAACATAGCCCTAGGTTATGATTTTATGCAGAACACTATTAACAAGGAATGGCATATGCCTACGTTATTCTTGTCACTAGAGTTAAGCGGCTGGTATATGCACAGAAGAAACTTGCAAATTGCTAGTGGTATGACAAAAGACCAAGTAAGTCAAGACCCTAAAGGTGTTGCCGCACAATATGGACACTTGTTAGACCACGTTGTAATGCAGACAATAAGTCCATCACCTGACTTAATACAAAAGCAGGTAAGAGATTTACAACCAAGATTGGTAGTAGTAGACTATATAGATTTAGTTGAGACGCCTCCACATATCAGAGGAGAATACGAACAAGTAAAATATATAAGTCATTATCTATCAAACTTAGCTGTTAATCTGGACATTATTATCATACAAGTCTCTCAGGTATCAAGAGAATACAGCAGAAACCAAATACTAGACATATATGCCGGTAAAGGCAGTGGTGCAATAGAAAACGCATCTCGTAAAGTAATTGGTATCAATGGCAAACAAGATAGTGCAGATAAAACTGTAGAATTGTTTAAAAACTCTGATGGTGATTTATTCACAGTAGATTTAAAGTGGACACCATCATTTAGATTACCAAGGAGGTATGAATGAAGCTACACATAGTAAAGGCTGAACTTACTACTGACGAAAAAATGTTGCTAAAAAGTATAGCAGACAAAGAAAAGCGTTCAGTAAAAAGACAGATAGAATGGATAATAAAACAACGACTAAAAAAAGAGAAGGAATCTTATGGTCTTACCAAAGAAAACGACTAGAGACTTGATAGGAGAGTATATTGACTTAGATATCGAAAGGCAATGGGAAGAGGATAACGAAACCCAGCTAGAAATAGAAGACAAACTCCAGAAAGTACAAGGTCAAATCAAAAAGAAAGTAGATGGTATCGACCAT